ATCCTGCTGCTGGCTTCAATGTCATTGCTACTGCTAACACTAAAGGCAAAGGCTCTGATGATGGTCGTTTCATCGGTACCAATGTTATGAATGAAGCGTTTCTTGAGCGTTTCTCCATTACAATGGAACAGGAATATCCTTCTGCTAAGATCGAAAGCAAGATCCTTAACAATGTCCTTGGTTCTTCTGGTATTGAAGCCACTGACTTTGTTGATAAGTTGGTGACTTGGGCTGATGTTATTCGCAAGTCCTTCTATGAAGGTGCTTTGTCTGAAATCATCTCAACTCGCCGTCTTGTCCACATTTGTGAGGCATATGGCATCTTTGGCCAGAATAAGGTCAAGGCTATCGAACTTTGTCTAAACCGTTTTGATGTGGATACAAAAAATGCCTTCATGGAACTCTACAAGAAAGTGGACGAGACGGTTGATCCGGCTCCTGTGGCTGAACAGGCGAGTGCCGAAGATACTGTTGAGGTAGCTTTCTAAGTAACACAAGAATACCCGTGTATAATAAAATGGTGTTGGTGGTTATACACGGGTCCTTTCCTTTCACGACCACCAACACCGATAACTTTGAATGGAGAAAATATATTATGGCTACACCACGTAAGACTCAGATTGAGAAGATTGAAAACGTTCTTCGCCGCTATAACAAGGGTGCTGGCATTACTGCTGATGCAGTTGCTCGTATGGCTCGTGTTCCTCGTGAGAACGTTTCAAAGCGTGTTTATGATCTTCGTGAAATGTATAACATTTACACCAACTACCGTGACGTTGATGGCAAGCGCACCGCTTTCTATCGCTTTGCTGGTTAATACTTAAAACTTTACTATATAAAAGCGTAGGGGCAGTTTTGCTCCTGCGCTTTTCGTGTATGGAGAATAATATGGAAATCAAAATCTCTACTGATGATTTGAGAAAGAAAAAGTTATTTGTTGCCACACCTTGCTACGGTGGCCAGTGTCTTGGTCTTTATGCCAAAGCATGTCTTGATCTTCAAGCAATCTGCATCCAGTATGGCATTGAATGTCGTTTCTCATTCATCTTTAATGAGTCTCTAATCACTCGTGCAAGAAACTATTTGGTTGATGAGTTTCTACGTTCTGGTTGCACCCATCTACTATTCATCGATGCTGATATCAATTTCAATCCACAGGATGTTCTAGCACTCCTAGCATTAGACAAAGATATCATCGGCGGTCCTTATCCAAAGAAGTCAATCAACTGGTCAAACATTGTCAATGCTATTCAGAAGAATAGTGTAGTTGATAATGACAAGATCAAGTTGCGTGATGGCTTTACTCCAAATGAACTAGACCAGGTTACAGGTGACTTTGTGTTCAATCCTGTTCCAGGTACCACATCTTTCCGTGTAACTGAACCAGTCGAAGTTATGGAGATTGGTACAGGTTATATGATGGTCAAGCGTGAAGTGTTTGACAAGTTTAAAGAAGCATACCCAGAATTGAACTATAAGCCAGATCATGTTGGTCAGGCTAACTTTGATGGTTCACGTTACATTCATGCTTTCTTTGATACAGTTATTGATCCTGAGTCACATCGTTATCTTTCAGAGGACTATATGTTCTGTCAGTGGTCAAGAAAGATTGGTATCAAGATTTGGCTCTGCCCATGGATGAAAACAACCCACGTTGGAACATATGGCTTCCAAGGTGATCTTCCTGCCGTTGCTGCATTGAGTGGTAATCTACGATGATAATAGGACTTGTCGGATACATCGGTTCCGGCAAGGGCACAGTCGGTGACATATTGGTGAGAGATCACCAATACACCAAGTTTGCTTTTGCTGATGCTTTAAAGGATGCTGTGTCACAAATCTTTGTGTGGCCACGAGGGTTACTAGAAGGCGACTCGAATGCCTCCCGTACCTTTCGTGAGCGTGTCGATCCCTGGTGGTCACACAAGTTTGGTTATGAGGTTACTCCTAGGCTAATCTTACAAAAGTTTGGCACAGAAGCCTGTAGACACGGAATTGCAGATAACATCTGGATTGCCGCTCTAGAAAAGCGCATACAAGGATATGAGAATGTGGTTATATCCGATGTGCGCTTTCCAAACGAAATCGATTTTGTTCGGAGTGCCGGCGGTGTTATCATTCGTGTCCGTCGTGGTGAAGATCCTACACCAGAAGAACTTTCTAAGATGCACATATCAGAAACGGCATGGAATGACCAGCCTGTGGATTATACAATGATCAATGATAGCACATTAGAAAACTTGAAGGACAATGTAAAATTCACCTTGACACAACTCGAAAAACCTCGTACCATCTTTCATCATCAAGTTTAATAACAAGGAGTATATTATGATTCTAAGTGACAATACGCTATCCGTTCTCAAGAACTTTGCCTCGATCAATTCAGGTGTTGTTCTAAATCCAGGTAAAGTTCAAAAGACTATCTCTCCTGAAAAGTCCATTCTTGTTGAGGCAACTCTTGAGGATGAGATTCCTTCACAGTTTGGTATCTATGACCTCAATCAGTTTCTTTCTAACATTACACTAGTTAAGAATACAGAGATTACCTTTGAGAAGGATTCTGTTAGCATCTTTGACGGTGAAATGAAGTTCAACTATCTTGGTTGTTCACCAAACCTCGTTATCACACCGCCAGAAAAAGAACTTGCTCTAAAGAATGTTGATGTTAAGTTTACCTTACTCAATGCATCTTATCAGAACTGGATCAAGAGAGCAATGGTCAATTCTATTCCAAACCTATCTGTCATTGGTAAGGATGGAGAACTTCTTATCAAGATCCACGAGAAGGCAAACGATACTTCAAATCATGGTTCTGTTAAGATTGGTGACTATGCTGGCAAGGACTTTGTTGCTACATTCAAGACTGAAAACCTCAAGTTCCTTCCTGATGATTACAACGTTGAAATTCAGGCAGGTGCTTTTGCCAAGTTTGTCAATGTCAATAACAATCTAAAGTATTTCATTGCTTTGGAGACCAAGTAATGGAAAAAATTATTTTTGTAGTGTTTGTATTGTGGATTGCTACAATAGCAGCAGACATATATCTTACAATAAGTAACGAAAATAAATGTAAAGATGCCGGCGGCGTTTATGTAACAACCGCAGTCTGTATTAATCCATCAGCAGTTATCGAGGTGAACTAATGAGTATGATTGGACATAACCAGCAGCAGCGTTCGGTTCAGGGTCTTACCGAAGAAGATCGCAAGACACTACGAAAGGCAGTTATGGAGATGAATGACTCCATGACCCGTGTTGGTGCCGAGCGTGAACTACAGAAAGAAACTACCAATGAGGTATGCGACAAGCTAGGCATCGATAAGAAGCTATTCCGTCGCATGTCTCGTGCCTACTTTAAGGCTAACTTCAAGGACGAGGTTCAGGAGAACACCGACTTTGAGGAGTTCTATTCAACCGTAATGGAAAAGACCGCTCTATGAGTGATTTAGGTGATATGATCGCCTATGAAATTGGTAGACGTATTATAGCGGCGATTGTTATTGGCGCTATAGTTTTTGGTGGAATAGGATTCGTGATAGGGAAGTTTTTATGAGTGAATTTTTATATGTTGAGAAATACCGTCCTCACAAGATTGAGGACTGTATTTTGCCTGATCGACTCAAGAAAGTCTTTCAGGAGTATGTGACAGAGGGTAATATCCCTAATCTAATGTTGACTGGTACGGCAGGCTGTGGTAAAACCACAGTCGCCAAAGCCATGTGTGAGGAGATTGGTTGTAACTTTCTATTCATCAATAGTTCTGATGAAAGAGGTATCGATGTCCTTCGCACAAAGATCAAAGGCTATGCTTCTACAGTTTCATTGACTGGTGGTCGTAAGGTTATCATCCTTGATGAGGCTGACTATCTTACACCAGAAGCACAGGCGGGGTTGCGTGGTGCAATCGAGGAGTTTTCTGAAAACTGTTCTTTCATTTTCACCTGCAACTTTAAGGCTCGTCTGATTGACGCCCTTCACTCTCGCTGTTCCGTTGTTGACTTCGCACTAAAAGGTGATGAGAAGGCCAAGATGGCAGCGCAGATGTTTAAACGCCTGTCAAACATTTTAACAGAAGAAGGCATTACATATGACAAAGATGTATTGGGTAAGATCGTTCAACGCTATTTCCCAGACTATCGTAGGACTCTTAACGAGTTACAAAGGTATTCTACTTCTGGAAACATTGATGCTGGTGTTCTTAGTCAAGTTGAATCAGTAAGAAAACTTGATGATCTAATCAAGGCTCTTAAAGATAAAGACTTTTCAACCATGCGTAAGTGGGTTGTTAATAACTCTGACATTGACCAGAGCCGTATCTTTAGATCAATCTATGATAACCTTTGTAACTATCTAAAGCCCGAGAGTGTGCCAATGGCTGTGGTTACTCTTGCTAAGTATCAGTATCAGTCCGCTTTCGTCGCTGATCAAGAGTTGAACTTGGTCGCATGTCTAACTGAATTGATGGTAGAATGTGAGGTGAAGTAATGGATGTGTTTCGTGATTTGATTCCATCCATTCTTCAAACAAAGAAGAACGTCCTTGAAAACGACAAGGACTATCCAGCTTTCGTAGTGAACCGGGCTCTCTCGTTTCACTACGATTGCGTTCTTCAAGCAAATGAAATGAACCAGAATCCTGGTTTACCTGCATCCATGCAATACCAGTATTTGCTAAATACAGTGAGAGGCTATAAAAGGCCTTTTCGCAAGTGGGAGAAGCGTGAGACCATTGATGACTTAGAAGCCGTCAAAGAATACTATAACTATTCTAACGAAAAGGCCCGAGAAGCATTGGTTCTACTGGACGCTAACCAACTCGAAACAATAAGAAAAGCAATCGACAAAGGTGGCACAAATGACAGTAAACCTAGACGAGTTCGTGGAAGTTAAACTTCCGGACCCTCAGGCCTTCCTTAAGGTGAAAGAGACGTTAACCCGTATTGGTGTAGCGTCTAAGAAAGATAAGACACTCTATCAGTCATGTCATATTCTACATAAGCAAGGCCACTACTATCTCGTTCATTTCAAGGAGATGTTTATGTTGGATGGAAAACCAACAGACTTCTCAGAAGAAGATCGTGGTAGAAGAAACACTATCGCTAATCTATTGGCAGAATGGGGACTAGTAACTCTAGTCACACCAAGCAAATCACAAGAACCATTAACACCTCTTAACCGTATCAAGATCATATCTTATGGTGAGAAGGGTGAATGGAATCTAGTTGCTAAGTATTCATTGGGAAAGAAACGTTTTTCAGATACAGAATAAGAAAGTGAGTTCGTTATGACAACATTGAGAATATGGAAAACAAATCCTGCCGTCCAGCTTCCTAAACACCAGACGGCACAATCAGCCTGTTTTGACCTAGCCTTTCAGACCGCAGGAAAGAATAGCTATAAGGGTTATTCTCATATGAATAAGCCTTTCTCCAGAGAGATGAAGGATCGTCTTACCATCGCTCCAGGTGAGCGGGCGCTCATTCCAACGGGGTGTATCATGGATATACCAGAAGGCTTCTCCGTGCGTCTCCACGCTCGTTCCGGAACGTCTCTAAAGCAGGGTCTAGTCCTTGCTAATGCCGAAGGTGTGATTGATTCCGATTACGTTGAGGAAGTGTTTATCATACTTCACAATATCTCTGGTAATGCCGTTACCATTGAGAACGGTGACCGTATCGCCCAGGCGGAACTTGTTAAGAATGTGGAATACACCGTCGAAGAAACACCAGCACGACCACTACCAAAGACCAGCCGAGCAGGTGGATTTGGTTCTACAGGTATCACAAACCAACACAATATGGTCGTCATAAATATTCCAGAAACTAAAGAGGTCAAGGTTGAAGAACCTGCGCCTGTTAAACGTGGTAGAGGTAGACCAAGAAAGAATGCCTAAAGCCCATAGAGTTGGTGATCAAAGAATGTGTGGTGCCGTTACGACAAGTGCTGGCATCAACACAAACGTTTTTGTTAACGGTCAACTGGCATCCGTTGTTGGTGACCTTGACAGTCACAATAACCTTGGTGCTTTGATATCACAATCACCTGGCACTATTTTGATTAACGGCATTCCTATGATCGCTGCTATCATGGATCAAGGTTCGCCAGATCAAGAAGGTATTGTTACACACGTTACAGGACTACCAACTCCAGGCACAGGATCGCCTAACGTCAATATGTATGGTGGTCAAGGCACATTCGGCGGTGGATTAGGAAACTTTGGTCTATCTGGTGTTCCCGGTATCGGTGAGGTCATGCAAATCGGTTCTCAGATTGTAGGACAAGTATATCGCACCGCAGTTCAAAGTGGTAGTTCGGGAATGATGGCTCTTAACAATATGAATCCTGCCGTAACTCCACCGACGGTCAATACAACCATTACAAGTGCTAATACAGGAAAGACATTTACGTTTACCTCGTATTATACCTCTTGACAAGTTTGTGACAATTACTATATAATGTTATGACGATAGCCGAAAGGTATCGTCCTTATACTCTCGCTGAAAAGGAGAACTAATATGACAAACGACTATTTCGGAATCCCAACCGGCCTTGCCCGCCAGTTTATCGGCTTTGAACAAATGCTAGATAAGATTAGAGAGGCAAGCGAAACCCTTCCTAAGATTCCATCTTACCCTCCATACAATATCAAGAAGATTGACGATGAACATTTCGTGATTGAAATGGCTGTCGCTGGCTTCGGTAAGACCGACCTTGATATTGAATTGAAAGATGGTACGCTAACCGTATCTGGTAGTCATGATGCAGATGACAAGGATTATATCTACCAAGGTATTGCTAATCGTGCCTTTACTCGCAAGTTTACTCTTGCTGACACTGTTGTTGTAAAAAATGCGGAGTTAGTCAATGGTCTACTTAAAATTGCTCTCGAACGTTTTGTACCGGAAGAAAAGAAGGCGAAGAAAATCGACATCATGGATCCGTTCGGTGTCCAGGAAGTGACAAAGCAATTTCTGACCGAAGGTACTAAGACCTGGGTCGATCTAGCACAAAAGACCATGGATGCCGTGACACCTAAGTAAGAATAACAAGACCCCTCCACGCCTCTCGTAGAAGCGCACCCGGAGGGGTTACTTTTATAATGAGGTTACTATGAAACTTGTGATTGAAGAATCCCCAAAGACTGTAACAGTTATTACTCCTACAATTGGTTCTCCTAAACTTTGGGATGCTGTTGAGTCCGTCAAAGCACAAACTTATCCTTGTAAGCATCTAATCGTCCTTGATGGTCCGGATGTTAAAGCAGACCGCTTGCCATGGCCGCATGATGGTTATGATAGCATTATTGTAAAGACACCAGAGAACACAGGTAAGACTGGTGGCAACTTTTATGGTCATCGCATCTATGCGGCTTATCCACATCTACTCAATTCAGATTACATTCTATTCCTCGATGAAGATAACTGGTATGAACCTAATCATGTTGAAACACTGGTCAAGACTATTGAAGCAAAGAACCTAGACTTTGCCTATTCTCTCCGTCAGATTTATGATAATGGTAGGCATTTCCGTTGCAATGACAATTGTGAAAGCCTTGGTAAGTGGCCAATCTTTATGTCCCGTAGTTCTCGTCATGGTGAACAGTTCCTAATCGACACATCATCGTTCTGTTTCACAAGAGAGTTTATCCAAAAGACATGCCATCTATGGCATTCTGGTTGGGGTGGTGACCGTCGTTATTTCTATGCTGTTAAAGATCAAGCTAAGTTTGACACAAACGGCAAACATACACTATGCTATCGTTTAGATGGCAATCCTAATTCAGTAACAGAACAATTCTTTGTTGAAGGTAACAAGACACAAGAAGCATATTATGAAGGGAAGTTTCCATGGCTAAGGACCTGATAATTGGTGGGGCGAGCGGCTACAATTGGGATCAGTTGAAATACTGGGTCAATTCTATTAAGAAAACTGGTTTCAAGGGTGATGTTGTTATCGTTGCCACTAACATGCCAGGTGATACAGTTAAGAAGCTGGTAGAGAATGATGTTAAAGTCTATGCCTATGGTCAGAGAACGGAAGATGGTGGTATCGGTAAAACCGAGAATAACATTCCTCCACACGTTGAACGTTTTCTATTCATTTGGGATTACCTGCGCCGGAACAAGGACACTTATCGTTATGTTACCGTTACTGATACACGTGACGTTATCTTTCAGAAGGATCCAACCGAGTATCTTAGTTCTAATCTATTTGCACAGTCCATTGTGTGTGCCTCCGAAGGATTGTCATACAAAGACGAACCATGGGGAAACAAGAACCTTCTTGACACCTTCGGTCCTTTAGTGTATGATGAACTTAAAGATGGGTTGATCTACAATGTAGGAACGATTGCCGGCTTCTATGAGGAAGTTCGTGATCTACTATTACAGATTTTCTTTCAATCTGTCAATCGTCCGATTCCAATTGTGGATCAGGCAGTGTTTAACTTTCTGATTAACCAGCATCCTCTACGTGGTGAAACTCTATTCACTAACAATGTAAGTGGTTGGGCTGTCCAGTTAGGTACAACTAAGGCAGCCGTCGCTGCTGGTGCTGGTGATATCGGTTTGGCAGTTAAGCAAGATCCGTCCAAGATGGATGAATATATAAAAGTATATCAAGATGAACAGCCTGTAGTAAACGGCGACATGGTATATAATGATCATGTGGCTTTCACCATCGTCCACCAGTGGGACCGTGTTCCTGCTATCAAAGAATTGGTTATGAAGAAATATGGATAAGTTAAGACTAGGCTTTGCGGATACCTTTGATGGGGCCAAAGAGTATTTCACCACTATTCTTTCCATGAGATATGAAGTAGTCCGGGACGATCAGCGCCCGGATTATCTTATCTTTGGTGATCGTAACTTTGGTGAGACAAACGTTAGATATGAGAATTGCGTTCGTATCTTCTACACTGGTGAGAACCAGCGTCCATCAGATTATCGTCATGACTTTGCTATCACGTTTGATCATCCACAAGATCAAGCAAAGATGTATCGTTTACCTCTATATGTAATCTATGAGTTTGACCATCTAATTCATCAGAATAGAGAGCAACGACATGTGGATGATTTTGATAATAAGAAGTTTTGTTCTTTCGTTGTAAAGAATCCTGGATGCCAGTATCGCAATTCTTGGTTTCATGCATTGAGTCAGTTTCAACAGGTAGACTCAGCAGGCCCTTTATTCAATAACATGTATAATGGTTGGCGCCCAGAAACGGTTGTTGATAAAGTAAAGTTTATGAGTGACTACAAGTTCAATCTGTGTTTTGAGAATAGTTCATATCCTGGCTACTGCACCGAGAAACTATTTGAGGCTCTTTGTGCTAAGACTATTCCAATCTATTGGGGTTCGTCTACTGCTGCACTCGACTTCAATCCTAAAGCGTTTCTCAATCGTCATGACTTTGCTAATGATCAGACTTTCTTTGACAAGATCGTTTCTCTTTCTAGAAATAAAGAACTATACAATGAAATGTATATGCAGCCTATGTTCCGTGAGGACGAGTTTAATAGAAACTTTAACATACATCGTTTTTTGAATTGGTTTGAATCTAATGTTTATCAAGGTGTGATCAATGAATAAAGCCCTAATCATTACTCCCACAGGTCGTCCGATCTATCATCATGAAGATTATGACAAAGACAATCACTGGCGCTTTACAAAGCCCGAGCGCACATATGAGACTTGTGTGGTTGTCTATAATGACTTTCAGCCAGAGCCAGGAACTTATGACTATATCATTCGTCGCAAGGGTCTAAAATGGAATCTTGCACCAGAGGTTTCTAAGATCATCAACTGGCAGGACTATGATTACATCGGAGTGTGGGACGATGACTATGCTACCGATATTAAGTCTGTCAATCTTGCTTTGTCATATGCTCGGCGCTATGATTTTAGATTGTTTCAACAGGCCACTACATCATTCCAGACATACGATTGCCTCAAGCATAATCCAGAGTTTGCTTTTACCGAGACAAACTTTATTGAGTTAGGTGTTCCATTCTTCCGTAATGATATCTATCGCAAGGTTCTTCGTTTCTTGGATGCCTATAAGTATGAAGCATCCGATTGGGGCATTGATAAGGTTCTTTGTTTTTATCTACAGGCGTCGGCTCATGTGGTTCATGATTGCACAGTTAGACACATGCTACCAGATGAAAGCACCTATAATAAAGAAGATGGCTTTAGAGAAATGGAATATTTAATGCGTGACTTCTTTCCAAAGTATATGAAAGAGAACTTTGGTTTAGACTATCAGTATTCGGATGTCCAGAAAACAATAAGGGCTTATAAGCATGGATAAATTGACAAGATACATTAACTGGATTGACGTTAAGCGACAGTATCAAAACTCCCTTCCTTTCAATCATGTTATTATCGACGACTTCTTCCTACCACATGTAGCTGAACAACTCGCCACAGAGTTTCCATCATATAACAATCCTGGCCTCGGCTTCTATAACAATGCTATTGAGAACAAGAAAGTTCTTAACAAGTGGGACAAGTTTCCAAAGCTAACATATCAGGTCTTTACATACCTGGCTCGTAGTGAGTTTCTTTCTAACATGAGAGAACTTATTGATGAACCAAATCTAAACATGGATATTGGTTTGAATGGAGGCGGCTGGCATATGCATGGTCGTTCTGGAAAGAACAATGTCCATCTTGATTACAACATTCATCCAAAGCTAGGCGAACAGCGCAAACTAAACATCATCATCTATATGACACCAAACTGGAAGAAAGAATGGGAAGGTGGACTTGAAATCTGGTCGCATGATCCTGTGAACTTTGCTCCTAAGGATCTTGTCAAGACTGTGGAGAATAAGTTCAATCGTGCAGTCATCTTTGATACTACACAGAACTCATGGCACGGTCTACCTAATGAACTAAAATGTCCAGAAGGAACTGTTAGACAGTCTCTTGCGGCATACTATGTTCGTCCTGCTCCTGCTGGTGCTGATCCTCGTGGTAAGGCTCTATTCGCTCCTACTGCCGAACAAAAAGGTAACCCAGAGATTGAACAGCTAATCCGTGAACGATCAAGCGTAGCAACGGCAGATAAGTTCCACGCAGGAGACAAGTAATGGAAGAGACCGACGTTGTATTCTTTATCAATAGCGCCATGAATGTCACTGGTCGTTCCCTCTACTCTAATGATGTTAGATGGGAACAGACACAGGAAACGATTTTATCTATTGACAAACAGGTACCAAATAATATAAAATACATTATTGACGGATCGTATCTACCAATTGAGGAATACAAACTCAAATGGTTGAATGATCATGGTGTTAGGATCATTCTAACAGGCCATGTTCCTGGCGTGAAAGAAATATCTCAACACATTGCCAGTTATGGTATTGGTAACAGTATCGCAGAAACACAGTCTATGGTTCATTTCGTCAGATGGTTCAAAGCTAATCTACAAGAAAAAACCAAGGCAAAGCGTATCTGTAAGTTATCTGGTAGATATAAGATTAACGAGAACTTCAAGTGGGATGATCCTGCTTATGAAGGTAAGTATGTCTTTGTAAAGCACCATCAGTCAAACAGTCCTCGCAAGGCCGAATTAGACCTGAAAGGATTGTTTGTTGTTCGTTGCTGGCATATGGATTATGCTCTTATAGATAACTATGAAAGAGTTATCACAAACATCGCTAACGATTGCGCCAGTCTCGGTATCGATGCTGAAAACTCTTACTACAAAAACATTCCTAAAGATTTACTTTATGAAGTTGAAAAGATTGGCGTAGAAGGTTATGTCTCACCCGTGGGAGTCTATGAAAATGAGTAAAACACTATTGATTACAGGTGGTGCCGGGTTTATCGGTCACCACGTTATTGACCTGTTCTTACAGAAAACTGATTGGAACATTGTGTCACTTGATCGCCTTGACTATTCAGGCAATCTAAATCGCCTTGATGACGTTGTTCGCCGCTATCCTGCTGAAACTCGTAAGAGAGTTAAGGTTGTGTATGGTGATCTTCGTGCAGAGGTTACATCGCTACAGGGAAACTTTATTGGTGATGTTGATTACATCCTTCACATGGCAGCATCGTCACACGTTGACCGCTCTATTGAAGATCCAATGTCATTCGTTATGGATAACGTTGTCGGTACAGTAAACATTCTAAACTTTGCCCGCAAGTGTAAGAACCTCAAGCGGTTCATCTATTTCTCCACTGACGAAGTTTTCGGTCCTGCTCCAGGTACCATTACATATGGTGAGCGTGATCGTTACAACTCAACAAATCCTTATTCAGCTTCTAAGGCTGCGGGTGAGGAAATGTGTGTTTCATTCGAGAACACATACAAGCTACCAATCTTCATTACTCACACAATGAACGTCTTTGGTCAGCGTCAGCACCCAGAGAAGTTTCTACCAATGTGTATTCGCAAGGTTCGTAATGAAGAAACTGTAACCATTCACTCTGATCCATCTAAGACAGTTCCTGGTTCACGTTTCTACATTCATGCTGCCGATGTTGCTGATGCAATGTATTTCCTACTGCATCTAACACCAGAGCAGGAAGCTAAGGTTCATGAGCCTGATTATGGTGGAGCCAAGTGTCCAAAGTTCAACGTTGTTGGTAAAGAAGAAATCAACAATCTTGAATTGGCTAAGTATGTTGCAGGTGCAGAAGGCAAAGAACTCAATTATGAGATGGTAGACTTCCATTCATCTCGTCCAGGCCATGACCTTCGTTATGGTCTATCTGGTGAATATATGAAGTCACTTGGTTGGGAGCCTCGCTTTACTCTCCGTGAACGTATCAAGGAAGTGGTCGATTGGTCACTTGCTAACCCAGAATGGATTGAGGTGACAGAATGAGCGTAACATATACAATTATCGATCCTATGCCAGACCCACAGTGGGTATCTGGCAAGGATATTCTACCACTACTAAAAGACTTTAAGAATCCTGTTGGTATCGAGATTGGTGTTGATGAAGCACCAACAAGCTGGTTCTTTCTAAAGAATAGACCTGATCTAAAGCTATATGGAGTTGATCCATATCAGGCTTATCAGGACTGGTATCCAGAAGGCTTTATTAGCCAGCGTCAACAGGATGAAAAGTATGATAACATGCGCCGTCGTACCGAGGAGTTCGGTGATCGTTGGAAGCATTATCGCCTAACGTCAGATGATGCCGTTCGTCTATTTGATGACAATGCATTTGACTTTATCTTTATCGATGGTCTACATGAGTATGAGCAGGTTCTAAAGGACTGCCGTAACTATTGGCCAAAGATTAAGAAGGGTGGCGTATTCGCCGGTCATGACTATAGAGTTATTGCTGGTGTTGGTAAGGCGGTAGATGAGTTTGCTGCCGAGGTTGGTGCTACACCAATTCATCTACCAGAACAAGACGCATGGTACTGGATTAAGGAGTAAACTATGGATTGGGAATGTCGTCCGATTACGGAATGTATTGCATGTGGTTCAAGCGATTTGGTTCCTGTATTGGATCTCAATTCCCAACCATTAGCTAACTCATATAAGAATGACAAGAATGATCCAGAGGCGGAATATCCTCTGGCTATCAATCGCTGTAAGCATTGCTATCATGTCCAGTTGACACATCAGGTGAATCCAGAACTTATGTTCAAGGATTATGCCTATGTGTCAGGCACATCAAAAACGATGTTGGAGTTCTTTGATTGGTTGGTTGATTTTACCACCAAGAAATATGGTTCAACTCCAAAATCAGTGTTAGATATCGGATGCAATGACGGTAGTTTCCTCAACGCATGGGGTGGCACGGGAGCCTCCAGGTTCGGTGTTGATCCTGCCGAAAACTTGTATCCGATATCTTCTAAAAATCATTCTATTCATTGTGGCTTCTTTACTGGTAAGGAGTTTGGTGATAGAAAGTTTGATGTTATCACCTGTCTAAATGCCTTTGCTCATAATGCAGACCAGCTAACATTGCTGAAAAACATTCGTAAGCGTATGCATGATGACAGTCTACTATTCTGCTCCACTTCGCAAGCCAATATGATCTTGAATGGTGAGTTTGATACGATCTACCACGAGCATCTATCATTCTATAATATCAAGTCAGCCCGAGCATTGTGTGAACGTGCAGGACTAAACTTGATCGATGTGTATAAGCATCCTATCCATGGCACAAGCTATATCTTTGTTATCTCCCGTGACAAGGAAGCCAAACTCAATATCGAAAGAAAGATTGTTGAGGAAGAGAATATGGGTCTATATGATCCAGAAACTTATGATCATTATGCTGAACGGTGTTACTTTGTGGCCGATAAGTTTGCAACAACCATTCGTGAGTTAAGAGGTCTAGGTATCACAGTAGTTGGCTATGGAGCTCCTGCAAAAGGCAATACACTAATGAACTTTGCCAATGAGGGTCCAGATTTTATCATTGATGATAATCCTCTAAAGCAAATGAAGTTTACTCCTGGCATGTCTGTTCCTATTCAACCAGCGGGTTACATGACACTAAACTATTTTGAGAAAGAGAAACTAGCTTTTGTTCCTCTTGCATGGAACTTCTATGATGAAATCAAGACCAACATCTATACACTAAGACCAAAGCATCTATTCAAGGATATCTTTGTTCGTTATTTCCCAGAGTTCAAAATTGATGAATAACATCGTAGCATACTATCATATACATTTGACGGACGATCCACTAATCTGGTCGTCCATCTTCCTTGAACAAATGAAGGTGATAGAGGATTCAGGTCTTAGCCAGCATCTTACCAAAATGAGGATTACCTGTATCGGTCAGGATGATGATCGAATCCAAATGTTTGTTAGACTATGTGAGTCCTATAACATTCCTATGGAATTAACTGCTGTTAAGAATCCATTTGCCAACGACCGTGATATGCTCTATAATCGTAATAGTGATAAGTCATGCACGGAAGATATCACACTAAAGCGGATCTATGAGGATTGTAAGAATGAGGACATGAAGGTTCTATACTTTCATTCCAAAGGTTCAACCTCATATTCCACAAACGTCAATGTCAATAACATTGTCAAGCATAAAGAATACTTTTACTGGCGTTCTTTCATGAACTGGGCAGCATTAGATCAATGGGCTTGGTGTGAGAATGCCTTAGGACAATATGACATTGCTGGTGGTGACTATCATGAAGAACCGTCGCCACACTATTGCGGTAACTTCTGGTGGGCAACATCTAATCACATTAGACAGCTATCAGATCCGTTAGATAAGAAGTGGTGGTATGACTTACAACAAAGAACAACTGATCCTTGGATTAAGCAAGCACCAGTTAGAATGTATGATGAAATGTGGATCGGTGCCAGAGAAGGCATCAAAGCATACAATCATGTTGACCTAAAAGGCAGAAGTCCTGTCAAAGATTGTATTACAGTATTAGATTGCGAAAGGTTGTTACAATGAAGGTAGCAGTAATTGGTGCAGGTGGTCATGTTGGCTTTCCATTCTCATGTGTGATTGCCAATGCTGGACACACTGTCTATGGTATCGATGTTAATCAGAATGCCGTAGATATGCTAAACAAAGGCTTCGTGCCTTATGTTGAGGAAGGCGCCGTTGAAATACTACAGGAGAATCTCCGCTCGGAGCGTTTGCTATTCTCCACCGACTTTGATTTTATCAAGGACGTTGATGTTGTTGCCATTATGATTGGCACACCAGTAGATGGAGAAGGTAATGCAAGGCTGGATGATCTTTTTAATTTTGTTGACGATACTCTTATTCCTCGTATGAGTAAACATCAACTAATCGTCCTTCGTTCAACAGTGTCACCAGGAACCACCGAGGTTCTTCGTAAGCATATTGAGAAGAAGCATGGTTGGAGAGAAGGTTTAGATTACTTTCTTGTGTTTTGCCCAGAGCGTGTTGTGCAGGGCAAGTCTATCATTGAAACAACCAAGCTACCACAGATTGTTGGTGCGTTCAATGATTTTTCGTATAAGGCCGCTAAGGACTTCTTTAGCACATTTATTACTAATCAAATCTTCCAACTGACTCCCAAAGAGGCAGAACTTGGCAAGTTGATGACCAATATGTATCGTTATGTTACTTTTGCGTTTGCCAATGAAATGTGGATGATTGGTGAAAAGCATGGAGTGAACATTGACAAAGTTATTGACGCATGTAACTATGATTACCCGAGAATGGACGTACCTCATCCTGGACCTAATGTCGGTGGTCCGTGCCTATTCAAAGATGGTCGTTTTCTTCTTTCTGATATTCCTTTCGGCGACCTTATTCAAACTAGCTTCCTTATCAATGAAGGCATGCCAGAGTATGTCTTTAACCGTATCAAAGAACTCAACCCGCAGATAAGCAAGGTGCTGATTCTTGGTGCTACCTTCAAGAAGGGTTGTGATGATACTCGCAACAGTTTATCATTCAAGATGCGTAAGGTATGTAAGAAGCATGGTGTAGAAGCATATATGGTTGATCCGTTGACCGAGATTGCTGATCAGATATTCCCTACAGAGGAAGTATATGATGCGGTGATTGTTATGACACCTCATGACGAGTTTATGGATGGTAATGGAATGGCATATAACATTTCACTATTCAGAAAAGATTGTATCATTGCTGACGTTTGGAAGATGTTTCCAGAAAGTAAACTAAGTAATACGGGCATTTATAAAGTTGGAGATATGCTATGAAAGTTTTAGTGACAGGTAGTGAAGGTTCTTTGATGCAGGCGGTCATTCCGCTGCTACTAAAGAAAAAGTATGTTGTATATGGAGTGGACAATCTGGCCCGTTATGGTGCCCGTATGGGTATCGCTGGTAATGATTATACATTCATCAAGTGTGATCTTACAGACGGACTTAGTGTTCAAAGACTATTTGATCAGATAAAGCCTGATTATGTTATTCAAGCAGCCGCCACAATCTATGGTGTTGGTGGCTTCAATAAGTATTGTGGTGAAATGTATAAGGACATTACTCTACATGATAACGTCCTTCGTGCCGCTGCTAATCATAATGTATTGAAGGTCATTTATATTTCATCTTCTATGGTCTATGAGAACTGCCCACAGGAACTTGCTTACCCAGTCTGTGAAGATATTGTAGATACTAACCCAGCACCATACACCGATTACGGTCTATCAAAGTTTGTTGGTGAACGTGTCTCTAAGGCTTATCTCAAGCAGCATGGTCTAAAATACACCATCTGGCGTCCATTCAACATCATCACACCGTATGAGAAGTCAGAGTCCGAGGAAGTCGGTATCTCTCATGTCTTTGCTGATTACATTAAGAACATTGTAATCGAGAAGAAGCATCCACTACCAATTCTTGGTGATGGCTTCCAGGTTCGTTGCTTCACATGGATCGACGAGGTAGCCGCTGCTATTGCCGATCATTCATTCTCTGAAAAGACTGATAACGAGATTTACAATCTGGGCAATCAAGAACCAATCTCTATGCGTGTCTTGGCTGAAAAGATCAAGGACATTTCAGTAAACGAGTTCAAGCTGTTTAACGATTACTTCCTATTATATGACACCATTGGTGATTATGAGAACGATGTCCGTGTTCGTATTCCCAATGTTGACAAGGCTAAAGAGCAGCTTGGTTGGGAAGCCAAGATGAAAGTTGATGACTCGGTGCGTATGTGCCTCAAGTATATTGTGGATGGAAAGCATGTCTAAAAGATTTATAGTCACAGGCTGTAATGGTTACATCGGCAGTCATATGTGCTATGAATTGAAAAAGGCATATCCTGATTGTTGGATACACGGAGTAGATAAAGTTGAAAAGCAGCATCTTGGGCATCTTTATGATATTTTTAGTCATACTGATTTGGCTGTGGATCCCTTTGATCTATCTCCGTTCAAACGAGAACCAATCGACGCCATCTTCCACTTCGCTGCATATACAAGTGTCGAAGAAGGTGAGATGCGACCTTTTGAATACTACTTCAACAATTTCGTCGGAGCAATGCGACTAATTGAAGAAGCATTGAGTTATGGTGTTCCTAACTTTATCTTTTCATCAACTGCGGCTGTTTATGGTGAACGCAAGGATTCTTTGTTTGGTCATCTAAATGAAGATCAGCCGATGAATCCTCATTCAGTTTATGGTAAAACTAAACAGATGGTCGAGGAAGTTCTATCACAGACATATGGTATGAATGTAACTTGCCTTAGATACTTTAACGCATGTGGTAGAAACGTCGAGGCAGGTTTGTTCGAGGAGCATGATCCTGAAACCCACCTGATTCCTCTCTTGGTTAAGAACAAGAAGGCTATCATCTATGGTGATGACTGGCCAACTAAAGATGGAACTTGTATTCGTGATTATGTTCATGTGATTGATATCTGCCGGGCCCATCTTTTAGCATATGAGAATATGTCAAAGAACGCCGGCGTTAATATCACAATCAATATCGGAACTGGTAAAGGTCATTCTGTAAAGGAAGTGGTTGACAAGGTGAATGAAATCATTCATAATGGTACCATGGAGATTGTTACACAGTCACGTAGGGAAGGAGATGTGGCATATCTTGTTGCCTCTACCGACTTGGCAAACATGTACCTAAACTTTAGAGCCGAATATTCCTTGGACGATATCATAGAGAGTATGAAATGAATAAGTGGGAAGAACTACGAAAACTATTGAAGGCGGACATCTCGCATGTTGTCCATTACTCTAACGATAAGTATTATGAGCATGGTGTAACCAAGCGTTATCTTGAATATATGGATTACTTGGAGAAGAAAGAGAAGGAAAAGGGCTTTCTGTTCACCGATATTCCAGACTTTGATAAAGAGCAATGGGACAAGATGCTCAAGAACCTTGAAGGTCTTTCATGAACCTTAGTCCAGAATCCTTTCCAACATCAGGTTATGTGGTGATGGATTTTAATGAACAGGAACTGGCACCTATCAAAGAGGAAGTAGAATATATTAAGAACAATGAATCATCGGCTACGAAGATCAATGAAACATTGGCTGGTCATCTAAAGAAAGAATATCTATTAGAGAAAAGCAAGTCATACTTACAAGACCTGCTAATGCCTGTAATAGACAAGTATGTTGATAGCTTTGGCTTTCCAATCTATGTCAATAACATTCTTTCTAATGATGCTCCATATTATCTTGATACAGCATGGGTTAACTTTCAACAAAAACATGAGTTCAATCCTCTACATGAACATTCTGGTATTTTCAGTTTTGTTATATGGTTGAAAGTTCCGTATGGTGAGGAAGAAAGAGAAGTGTTTAGTGACTTGAAAGCACAGAATACAAGGAATGGGTGCTTTGAGTTTGTTCATGCTGATAGTTTTGGTCTACCACGGATCAAGAGTGTCTTTGCTGATAGATCATATGAGGGTAAAGGTCTGTTCTTTCCAAGTATGATCAAACATTGTGTCAATCCATTCTATTCATCAGATGACTATAGAATAAGCATATCAGGCAACATCAAATTGAGGGTAAGATAATGCAGTATAAAGCACCAGTAGATTCCACACTATTCCTTCTTCGTGATGTTCTAAAGTTTGACAATGAACTAACCGAGCCAATCCTAACAGAAATAGCAAAACTATCAGAAGAAACTATCGCACCAACTAATGCGATTGGTGATATTGAAGGCTGTAAGTATGTCAAAGAAGAAAACAAAGTTAAAACTCCAGAA